AGCGTTTGTTACATCGTCATTCGCTAAGAAAGCTGATTCCATTGTTGCAGCAATATTTGCAGCCATGTTTCTTTGTAAAGCCGCTTCTAAACCTGTGCTTTGAACCATTGACTCTTGACTCATGTTTACAATAGATATTAACTTCTTTGGAGATAATGTTACAGCTGAAGTAGTTCCATTTTCTGAAGGTGTGCCAGATGAACCATCCTCAGAAACGAAAGTCGAAGTTATCCCAGAGAATACTGGAAACTTCATGTTGTTTATACCACCATAAAAATTTGCTCCCGCAGAAGTTAAAACAAGATTCGCTTCTAACTGGTCAGTAAAACTCATTGTTTGAGAAGAGTTTACATCCGCAGTATCAACATTAGCTCTCGTTAAAATACTTGATGGTATTCCAACCCCCTTAACAGTCCCACCAGTATAACGACACTCATTGATTGCTTCCTCATGAGCTTCTTTGACGATACCTTCTAATTTACCAGTGTATGCAGCTCTAACAGCTGATTGAAAAGTGAATTTTTCAAGGTCTTTATCTACTTTCTTTGAAACAGCAACTCCAGAAACTTTTGCAGCGTTTCTTAAGTTATTTTCTATTTTTTCAGCTCTTTCAATTTTAACATCAACTTCATCAATCTTTGAAAGGATTGAATCCATCTCGTTGTTTTCTTCTGAAGTCAAATCTCTCTCTTCAGCTTTACAAGTTTCTTTTATAACTTCTAGCTTTGAAATATAATCTGACCTCAATTCTTTTAATTCAATACTTGATTTCATTTTATTATTTTTTATTATTACTATTATTTTCGCTTTGCAATTTCAATTTTTAGTTTAGCCAGCGAACGCTTAACCAAATCGTTTTCTTCATCTTTTCTTTTTATTGATTCTTTATATTTTTGGAGCCCTCTTTGTGCAATAACCAAATCAGAACTAGCTGCAGAATATGCTGGATATGTTACCGAACTAATATCAAACAATCTATCAATTTTATTTATTGTTCTAATATCATTTCCATTTTCATCAGTTGTCCATGAATCCCCACCTTCTGCAATTGTAAAGGCAAAAGAAGATTGACTTATGTTTCCATTTTTAAGATTGACTCCCAAATCTCTTCCATAAGTTGTATCTGGTAATTCATAAGAATATTTCAATCCAGTTTCATCAATTGAAAGATTAAGA